TGTTGCAATAAGTTTATTACCAAAATTATCTAACGACCATAAACCTGGTGCTGTTACAATATCTCCTGATGCTGCAGAGTTCCATGCAAAAAAAGCAGCTGCATCTGTTACTGTTGCACCACTAGAATGTATTGCTGCTGTTGTACCATTAGCACCTCTTGTTAATCCTGATAATGTTCCGCCACTATTTCCTGTATATGTAATTAGCTCTGTTCCTATCTGTACAGTTCCTGATGATGGAAAAGATGTTGAGCTTGCCATAGTTAAAGATGTAACTGATGCATTTATTCCTGATGATAGTGTTGATGTAAACTGTCCTTGTGCAACACCACCCCATGATCCAAGACCCCAACCTGTTGTTGCAACCTCAACCGCTGGTCCAACTGGATAATAATGTTTAACTCTAATACCACCAGATGTAGAAGCTCCTGATCCAGACTCATTAGATCCCATGGTTATAGTTAAAGTAGTATCAGTAGGTATTGATGTTACCATAAATTTTATATCTGTAAAATCTCCAGATACAAAATTAGAATTTGTTATAGATGTAAAGTTATCTAATAATATAATATCGCCTTTACCAATATTATGCGCAGACGAAAAAGTTAAAGTTACAGCTGCAGATCCATTAGTTGTAGAAAATGCACTTGTTAAAGTTGTTGTAGCTTTAATTGGATGTATGTCATAAAAAATACCACCAGAGTATGCATACAAAATACTACTAGTTCCTAGTGCTGCATACTTAATACCTGATGCATTTACAAAGTGATGAATAGCTGTGTTACGTCCTGTTAATTCAACAGAACCTAATTGTGCCCAACCACCTATTTTTTCAGGTGAGCCATATCTAAAACGTACGTTATCACCATTAACCCATTGGCCTTCACCACCGGTTGATGTGACTTGTTTATTGAATCCTGGAGCAAATTTTACTTTTTGTAACATATAAAATCCTTAATAATTAGGCAGGAGATGATGTGGTGGAATCTCCCGCCAAATTATTATATACAATATTATTTAGGTAATTTAAAGCCTTTATACCAAGCAGGCAACCCTAAAAAAGGTCTTTTATCATATAGATTTTCTTTAGCCGTTTTAGAACTAGCTTTATTATAATGTAAAAATACTTGACCACAATCTTTACCTTTAAATTCTTCTCTCCAATGTTCTAGATCACAACCAGAATAGATTAACATATCACCTGGTTTAAGATCTACTTTAATACCAGCTTGTCCTTGTTTACCTGTTGGATCTAAATATATAGGCCACGAATCACCACCTAAATTTAATGTAGTAGATATCTCACAAGAATATCTATCTTTATGTCTAGCTAATACATCACCTTCTTTATATATTCTTGCATAAGAATATGTAGGACTTAATTTAATGCCAGTGTGTTTTTCCATAACTGGTTTTACTTCTTTTAATAAAGTTTCCATAGCAATATCAGAATAATGTGAATAAGTATTTGGCACTTGTTCGTCGTTCCATATACCAAAGTATTCTGTAAAAGGTGAAATGTATTTTTGATCAAATAAAAATCTTGCTACATTTCTTTTATTTAAAAAGTATTTATAAACAAACTCTGCAAGTTCAGGTGAAATTGCATTTTTTAAAACAGAGTATTTATTTTTTTGAAACGCCGATTTTTTTGATGACATTTTTACCTCTCAATTGCATTTTAGATTTTAAAAAATTATCTATAAAATTTGGTTTATTTTTTAATGGACTAGATTCTAGTATAGTTTTAATAAAAGCTTTTTTCATATCTTTATTTTGCATTTACTACACTCTTTAATATTGCCTGACAGTTCCAATGTATAAACCTAAATGGTTCGTAACCCATGTCTACTGCATATTGATGCGGTAAATAAGACGGAAAAAACATTGTTCTTCCTGGATGAACTTTATAATTAATTTGTGAACTTGCATATGTAATTTTTGTCTTATCTATTTCTGGTAAAAGATTCATTACATTACCAGGTCTTGGATCCTCAAATAATGGTATGGATGTTTTATCACTTGCTTTTAAAAAATAAAAACCAGATATGTGACCATTCCAATGTGTATGTAATGTATGATGTCCACCACCTTTTTTAGCAAACTCTTGCACCCACATTTCAGTAATAAATAACTGATAATTAGTCATATCAAAACCCATTTCAACTAATAAATTATGAGCTGTGGCTCCTACATAATCTTGTAATTTTTTAAATTTAGGATCTCCTATTAACGATGTTGAATGAAACACATGACCCATATCTCCTTTATTACCTAGTTTTTTGTTACGTTCATTTATAGATTTTTTTAAATTTTTTTTAGACTCTTCTATGTAAGAATCAGATGCTTTATTTAATTCATTAACAAATCCAGGCTCATCTCCAAACCATATAGGACATTTAAATAAGTCTTCTCTTGCTAATTGTTTTGGAAACATTAATTCTTTTTTTATTTTTTTATTTTTCATATTATTTATATGGCCACCCTAAATTCCAAATAACTAAACTATTTCTTTCACCTTTTTTAACTGGACATATTCTATGCCATACAAAACCAGGAAATACAACTAGAGATCCTTTTGGCAAAATTTCTGTACATTTTTTAATATTAGGTTTTTTATCAGGGTCCATATTTCTAAAATCAAACTCTAACTCACCGCCTTTATAATCTTTAGGGTTAGATAATGTAACTGTTACAGACAGTTTTCTAATTTTACCATGTGAATCAGTATTAGGTCTATTATAAGGTTGATCCCAACCATCACAATGCCAATCGTAAAATTGACCTTTAGTATATTTTGTAAACTGACAAGACTCACTAAAATCCCATTGAAAATTCCAGCCTGCATCTTTATTAGCTTGGTGAATGTATGGATGTATTTCTTTATAAATCCATCTGTCACTCATCCAAACAATATCAGAGTTTCTTTTCTTTTTTAAATTTTTAACTTGTTTTTCATTTAATTTTTTATGTCCATATCCACCAGTTACTGCCATTTGATCTTGTAGTTGTTTTCCATAACGAACAATATCATTACAGATACGTTCTGGAATTACTGATTGAAAGTAATAATAATAGTTTGTAAGATTCATGTTCTTTCTTTTACCACAATAACTATAATATACTTATTATCCACTTATTGTCAATGTACCGGAAGTTATAAACTTAGCAATTTTATCTCCACCTGGGTGTGTTGATAAAGTATTACAACCAGGAGTAACTGCAAACGTAGTGCTACTAGGAGATCTAACCACTACGATACCTGAACCACCAGCTCCACCACCAGTAGCAGGTGCATTACCTCCACCGCCACCACCACCAGTATTAGCAGTTCCAGCTCCAGCGTTAGCTCCTCCACCATCAACAGCACTTGAAGCAGAACCTCCACTTCCAGCTCCACCACCTCCACCGCCAGCGTAAGATGTATCAGGTCCTAAAATTGTATTTGGAGCACCTGCTCCACCATTTCCGGCGTTTCCACCAGAACCTGCATTACCAGCAGCTGTAGCTCCACCACCACCTGATCCTCCGTATGGAGATGAGTTATTAGGATTAGTTGCACCGGGGTTACCTTGTGGGGGATCTGTTGGAGGAGTGTTACCTGAGCCTGCTGTTCCAGTTGCACATGCACCTCCTACACCACCACCAGAACCACCATCTCCACCTGTAGTATTTCCTCTTCCTGCAAGTCCTCCACCTGTAGAAGTTATAGTTGAAAAAACGGAATCTGAACCTTTAGTTCCAGAGTGTGTTGGAGCACCTTGTGGTCCTGCGCTTCCGCCAGCTCCAATTGTAACTGTATAGCTTCCTGGAGCTAATTCTAAAGTTGAACCTTGTAATGGAGAAGGACCATAACCAGAAGCTCTATAACCACCAGCTCCGCCACCTCCACCAGAAACACCTGAAGGGTCAGAATTTCCTTCACCACCACCGCCTCCACCACCTCCGGCGATTACTAAATAATCTACACTAAATGGATTAAATCCTGACCAACAACCATTTTTTACAAATTCATATACTGTGTTCATTTGCCAAACACCTGGTGCACTTTTAGGATTACTTATTGCTGGCTCTTTTACAATAACAACACCTGATCCACCAGATCCAGCAGTACCATCTCCTGAACCACCACCGCCACCGCCAGTATTTGCAGTTCCACCACTTGCATTAGTTGGTCCAGTAGTTCCAGCAGCACCGCCACCACCTCCAGCTGATGAAGCTGAACTTTGTCCACCGCCGCCACCACCACCGGCTCTTGCTGTACAATCTCCAGGCCAAGCATTAGACGCATTTCCACCATTTCCTACTTGTGATGTAGTTGCAGTAGTGCCTGCGCCACCTGCACCTCCACCGCCACCACCGCCCCTTAATACAGGGCCTGATTCTGTTCCATTTCCATCTCCACCATCATTTCCTTGAGGGGGACTTGTT